GTATCAATGCCGAATTTTCATGGATGACACGAACACTTTCGGGGCTTAACAAGCACATCATTTTCGTTGCCCATCGCGACACAAGAAAAGAAGGTGATGATACGGTGTTTATCCCTGCCTTGCGTGAAAAATCCTACAACTCTATCGTTACCGAATTGGATTTGCTCGGTTATCTTGAAATGAAAAGCGAAAGAGGCGTCCAAAGACGTACCATCACTTTTGACCCAACTTCAAGAAATGACGGTAAGAATACTTGCAATCTTCCTTCAGTAATGGAGGTTCCTACCATCCTTGACAAGAATGGTAATCCAACCGCAAAGAACGACTTTATCACTGCCAAGATAATCAATTCGTATTTGGGTATGCTTGCAGCCAAGAAAGAAGCACAGGAAAAGTATGATAAGGTGATAGAGGAAATCAAAGAAAGTATCGAATTTATAACTGATGCCAAGTCCGCTAATGAGTTCGCCTCTCATATTAATGAGTTTGAACACGTTGGTAGTTCTTTGATGATGGCGAGAAGTTTGTTTGCTGCAAAGGTAAAGGCTTTGGGGCTGATATTCAATAAGGAAACTAAAATCTACTCAGATGCAGCCTAATGAGATTTGGAAAGACATTCAAGGTTATGAAGGACTCTATCAAGTAAGTACCCTTGGTAGAGTTCGCTCTTTAGATAGGCTTATTAAAAGCAGGTATGGTAATTTTAGAAAGATAACAGGAAAGATAATTAAGCCTAATAAAATATGGAGTGGATATTTACGAATATCACTATGGAAACAACAACAAGTAGAATATAAATCTCTTCATAGACTTGTTGCCGAAACGTTTATTCCTAATCCGCAAAATTTACCATGTGTAAATCATAAAGATGAGGTTAAAAGCAATAACTCTGTTTCTAACTTAGAATGGTGCACATGGAGATACAATGCTAATTACGGAACAAGAAACGAACGGTTTAGCAAAAAGAAAATAAATCACCCGAAGATGTCAAAAGCCGTTGTTCAGTGTCGAGAGGATGGTACGTTAATAAGTACATTTGAAAGTGCTAAAGAGGCTGAAAGACAAACGGGTATTAACAATGCTAATATTATCAGTTGCTGTATAGGTAGAAGAAACTTCCTTACAGCAGGTGGTTACAAATGGAGGTATAAGAATGAGTAAAATATCTTATAAAATATACCCAACGTTGCTGGATTCTTATCAAAATTATATAGATAGTGATAAGATATATCAAAAATATTACGCTTTTTCTGATAATCCCCCATGCGATGAGGATGAGTTTAGGGAAAAACAATTCCAATCTCTTATTGATAGGATAAATAGAGTACCTTTCGATAGTGAAGCTGCTGATAGAGGAACGTGTTTTGGGGAAATCATTGATTGTATGATTGAGAACCGTAAATCTTCTATAATGGAAATTAGCAAGGCATATCACGATGACGGAAAACTTTACGGGATAAAAGCTGTTTACAACAATCGCACTTTCACTTTTCACATTGACCTTTGCCGCGAGTTTGCCAACTACTACAAAGGAGCATTAACCCAACAAAGAGTAGAAGCCATCTTGCCTACTGCATACGGTAGTGTATTGGTTTATGGTTTGATTGACGAACTGATGCCTACCAGTGTTCACGACATCAAAACAACCGGTAGTTATACCGTGGGAAAGTTCAAAGATCACCACCAGCATTTAGTATATCCATACGCTTTAATGAAGAACGGTTCTGATGTACGGACATTTGAGTATAACATTGTGGAGTTCAACAAAGGCGGTTATGTGGTAGATACCTATACAGAAACATACGTTTTCAATCCTGAACGTGATATTCCTATTCTTACTAATCATTGTGAGGAATTTATCCGGTTTTTGGAAGAAAACAGAGAACTTATAACCGATAAAAAGATTTTTGGAGGAGAAAATTAATGGCAAACCAAATAACCGGACGGATAATCGAAATTGGACAAACCGTTCAAATACCATCCAAAAACGGTGGTTCCTCATTTACAAAACGGGAGTTTATTTTAGATGCTACTACTTACGACCCTTATACGGGAGAGCGTAGCGAGTATGAGAATGTTATTCCCTTAGAGTTTTCAGGCGATAAGTGTGCAGAACTTGACCGCTTTAATCATGGTGATGTTGTCACTGTATCATTTATGATACAAGGTCGTTCTTGGACGAATCAGGACGGAGAACTCAAACGTATGGCATCTATCCGGTGCTACAAAATAGATGCGCGTGGTGGTGTATCGCAATCCCAACAAACAACATCGGTACAACAGCCAGCGCCACAGTCGACCTATCAGCAACAGCCACAGAATTTCCCGCCTCCGGTTGATGTTAATGGCAATGTAAAGGACGATTTGCCTTTTTAGCGTATGTTGTTCGACTTGAAGAATGAATTTCAAATACCCAAGTTCAAGGAGTATGTAAACAAGCTGTTTAGTGAACGTGCGGTGGTGGAAGTGAAAAAGAAACTACCTAACCGCACGCTTGCCCAAAACAGCTACTTGCATCTTCTTTTAGGGTATTTCGGTAGTGAGTACGGTTGCAGTCTCGACGAAGCAAAAATTGATTTTTATAAGAGGACTTGCAACCGTGATTTGTTTGAGAGAAAGACGGTCAACAAGAAAGGTAAGGAAGTAACTTACTTAAGAAGTTCTGCCGAGCTGACAACGGGTGAAATGACTTTGAGCATTGACCGCTTTCGCAATTGGAGTGCATCAGTAGCAGGTATCTATTTACCGGCCGCCAATGAACATCAAATGCTGATATACGCCCAGCAGGAAATACAAAGAAATCAAGAATTTATTTAGTTATGATAGAAACAAGAAAAACAGAAAAACGGTACGTGACATCCGACCCAAAGAAGATGCTCAATATGTACCTTGCAAAGCGTGTTCTCAAAACATGGGAGGAATCTTTCATAGATGAAGATACCGGCGAAACGGTAAACATTGAACGTAATGAAGTCCTTTTTGATCGTGGTTCTCTGATAGACCAAGACCTATTGGCAAAAATTCGTTTCAGTATGGAAGCGGATGGCATCAAAGAAGTGGAAGTCAGTAGTCAGAAGCGTTTAGCTTTTGAGAACGAAAACAAGTTCTTATATCCCTATCTTGCACAGGCACAGATAGGTGACAAGAAGTACAAATTCCTGCTTTATGCTACCGGCCTGGAGAATGTCTGCCTTATTTTGAGAGACTACATTGAACTTAATTATCAATCGGGATTCACCTTAACGATGGCAAAGGAGTTTGATTCGTGCGTGATTCTTACTGATAATCTGAAAGAGCGTAAAGTCGATGATGCTTCGATTGCTTATCTTAAAAATGAAATCACAATGGCAGAGTACGTTGACAAGATGGACGATGAGACCGAGGATAGTGACGAAGAATCTAAACCGGATGAAAAGAAGTTCTATCAGATTGAAACGAAAATCACATTTGACGAAGAGCAACGTACTCAAACATTCGTAGTGAATACTTTTAATGTTGATAGGGCGATGATGCTTATTACCCACTACCTCAAAAATAAAGAGGAAGAATGTGAGAAGCAAGCCAAAGAAAAGGGACATGAGTTCAACAAAAGAGAAATCCATGCAGCCATTGAATCTGCCAAACCTATCCCGGTTGGGCGGTTTATTCCGAAAGAGTTTTCAATGGCTTATATGGAATAACTTTGTTAACCAGCCTGCTCGGTCTGTGAAGATATAGCTGGAAAACCCATAAAAATACAATCATGAATATAGTAAAAAGTAAAAGTTTTAAAAATGGTACAGTTTACTGCTTGCGGCTTGAAGATGGTATGCTGGTAGAAACAACTGATACCTTTCTTCCATATTACACAAAAGATGCGATAGGAAGAAAACAGAATTTCCTTGATAACAACAATCTCGGAAGTCGCGCTGAAAGATGGATGATTGGAGTTTCAACCATGAGCGGTTGTCCTGTACGTTGTAAGTTCTGTGCCACTGGTAATATGAAGAAATACCGCAATCTTACAGCAGATGAGATTGTAGAACAAGTATTGTTTGCTATCAGAAGCGCAGGTTACAACCCGAATGATTCCAAAGAATTTAAGATTAACTACACTCGTATGGGTGAGCCTTTCTTAAATATAGAAGCCGTAAAAAAAGCAATTGAACGTATTACGGAAATATTCCCAAATACTCACCATTACATTTCAACGATTGGCATTAAAGATAGCGACTTCTCTTTTGTGAAAGGCAATGTGACACTACAGATTAGCTTACACAGTTTTGACGAAGAAAAGAGAGGCTGGCTTATTCCTTATCCGAAGAAAATGTCTATTGATGAACTTGGGCAAATAAGAACAGAAAGTAATCTGAAAACAACTATCAACTTAACATTGGTGGATGAATCTGATTTTGATGCGGATAAGCTGGAGAAACATTTTGATAAGGAACACTTTTTTGTGAAGTTGTCTCCAATCAATACAAATAACATATCAGAGAAAAACAACCTTGGTAATGGAATTATCGAGGGAGTGAATTTAGTATAAACAATTTAATTTACAGAATCATGAAAGAGATTAAAAAACAACTTGAAAAGATGGGCTACGATTATGCAGTAGCCATTGCAACAAAGTCAGAAATTGAAAACGGTGCCGCTTGCGGTCAGCTTTCAATTATCGTTGAAGGCGAGACTGAAGAATAAGTAACAGTTAGGTGGTATGGCGGAATTGGTAGACGCTAAAGTTTAATATCTCATAGATAGGTTGTCGGTAACGGGGGGGTAATATAAGCAGTAGCCCGATGTAAAAACATATAAAGGCAGGTATAGGTGGCGAGATTACACTCATTGTAAAAACTAAAAAGCTCCTATCATGCAGGTTCAAGTCCTGTTACCACCACATAGGGATAAAATGGTCATAGGGTGCTAAGACTAAATGAATGGAAATTTCAAGTGTACATAGAAATGGAAATCATCAAGACCGTAGTTGTAAGTAACAGGTTGAGTAGTTTAAAGATCGTAGGATAACCAATCTACGGATGAAAGCGAGAAAGCAGACGATACTTGTGCGGGTTCGACTCCCGCTTATCCCTCATAAATGTGAGCCACACATAAATGGCAAGGGTTAGTGAATAATGGTTGTTTTGCCCCGGAGAATACGCTTCGGGGCTTTTAATTGGCTAAATTATGAAGACATACGCAGATACTTTTAAAGATAAAATAATAGGTCTGTCAGAAGAAGAATTGCAAAACCTAAGAGATTCTTCCTTTGATAAGATAGAGGCCTATAGAGAAAGGCTTGCTATAGTGAGCAACGATAAAAAAGTTCATGATTTAAACGTTTCTATTCGTCGGAAGGAGATAGAAATAAGAGAGATAAATAAATTGTTGAAACAATGCCATACTACATAAAACGAACAAAGGCTAAGAAAAAAGAAAAACCTCTGCCACTGTTTGATAAAGCGGGGGTAACAGTGAAAAAGAAGCCGGATTTGAAAGCTAAACTCGACAAGGAGTTTTCTCTTTTCATCCGGCTTCGTGATTGTATGCCAAACGGTTTCTTCCGATGTATTTCATGTGGACAGATAAAGCCGTTTACACAAGCGGACTGCGGGCACTATTTCAGCCGCACACACCTGGCGACACGTTTCGATGAAAATAACTGCCATGCTGAGTGCCGTCACTGCAACAGGTTCAAAGCCGACCATTTGGAAGGCTATCGGGTGAATCTAATTACTAAAATCGGTCAACAGAAGTTTGATTTGCTGAAAGTCAAAGTTGCCAGCACTTCCAAAATGACTGATTTTGAGTACGAACAGCTAATCAAGTATTACAAGGCCCTTAATAAGAAATTACGAAAGGAGAAAGGGTTATGAATGATTTGGAAGCAGGAACATTTGTTATGATGGTCAAGAATGATGATGGTTCATTCTCTCCGGTTGGATTAAGTAAGGAACAGGCTTATATAATCCGGATATTTCTTTCCAAACTTAGTGAGGATTTCCCTTTTATCATTAAATCAGAAGATAGATATGTACAAACTACGTGATTACCAACAGAAAGCCTCTGATGCTGCCGTTTCTTTCTTCAATAACAAGGCGAAGAAAACAAATGCCATTATGGTGTTACCTACGGGCAGCGGAAAGTCGCTTATCATAGCAGATATAGCCGCAAGGCTTGACGGTCATACCTTGGTGTTCCAGCCCTCGAAGGAAATACTCGAACAGAATTTCAAGAAACTCTGTTCATACGGTATTCTTGATTGCAGTATCTATTCATCATCCTTTAACTCAAAGGAGATAAGCCGGATAACATTTGCCACCATCGGCAGTGTGAAGAATCATCCCGAACTGTTTACCCACTTCAAGAACATCATTGTGGATGAATGTCATCTTGTAAACCCCAAAGAGGGAATGTACAAGGATTTTTTTGATGCAGTGAAGTGTAAGGTTCTTGGGCTGACAGCAACGCCATACCGTTTAAGCTCCAGTCGTGATTTCGGCTCCATGCTGAAATTTATCACTCGGACAAAACCTCATGTCTTTTCAGAGGTCATTTATCATGTACAGGTATCAACCCTATTAGATATGGGCTACTTGGCGAAGTTGGATTACTATTCAATGAATCCTTCAGGGTGGAATGAACTTAACTTGAAAGTAAATACTACTGGTGCCGACTATACGGATAGGTCAGTTCAAAAAGAATATGAACGGATAGACTTCTACGGTTATCTCGTTCATATCGTCCAAAGGCTGATGAATCCCAAAGCCGGAGGAAAACGGAAGGGTATTTTGGTCTTTACCCGTTTTTTGAAAGAAGCGGAACGGTTAACGATGTCAATACCCGGTTGCGCTATCGTTTCAGGTGATACTCCTAAGAAAGAACGTGAACATATTCTTGAGGCGTTCAAAGCTGGTGAAATTCCAGTAGTAGCTAATGTGGGTGTACTTACGACTGGCTTTGACTATCCGGAACTTGATACGGTCGTTATGGCACGTCCTACAATGTCACTTGCCATGTGGTATCAGATAGTCGGTCGTGCCATCCGCCCGCATCCTTCTAAAGAATGTGGATGGATTGTGGATTTATGCGGTAACATCAAACGTTTCGGAGAGGTGTCGGATTTACGATTGTTTGATAGCGGTAATGGTAAGTGGGCTGTATTTTCTAACGGAAGGCAATTAACTAACGTGAGATTCTAAGACTATGGACGAAGGATTTTTGAGGCTAAGCCGCAGGTTTTTCTCGAATGAAATGTGGAATGAAGCCCGTACTTTTAGCAGTTGCGAAGCGTGGTTAGACTTAATTCAGTCTGCACGATTTGAGGCAACGCCTCGAAAGGAGAGTATCGGAGGTCGAGAAATCTCTTATTCAAGAGGTCAATATCCTGCATCCATAAGATTTCTGTCACAGCGTTGGAAATGGTCTGAAAAGAAGGTGCGTTCCTTTCTTGTGCATCTTAGAAAGAAAGGTATGATAACTGTTGAGTGCAATCAAGGAATGAACCTTATAACCTTATGTAAATATGAAGAATATAATCCAATGGGCACAACCAAGGGCACAAGTAAGGACACAGGTATTGAAAAGGAAATCAATGAATTAAGACACGAATGGGCACAACTAAGGGCACAACTTGGGGCACAGTCCATGAACAACAATCTACCGCAATCCGAACTTTTACAAAAATCAGGGCACACAGAGGGCACAAATACAAAGAAAGAAGAAAGAGAGTATATAGATATATCTCTACATCAAAAGAAAGAAAATACTCCTGACGGAGTATCAAAGAAAGCCAAGCTTTCTTCGCCCTCCCCCTCTGAAAAGATTGATTACAGCGGATTGATGGAATACTATAATACCACATTCAAAGACAGACTCCAGCAGATAAGATCAATGACTGATGTGAGAAAAAAGGCTGTAAAAGCCCGGATAGCCCAATATGGGAAAGAGTCAGTGAGGAGTGTTTTCAATCTCATTCTTCAATCCCCGTTCTTACTTGGAGCTAATGACCGCAATTGGAAATGCGACTTTGATTGGATTTTCAAACAAGCAAACTTTACTAAAATATTGGAAGGAAACTATAATGGGACAAGACTTAGTAAAAATCAACAGGATAGCGAGCAGCGAAAACGTGATTCAGTTCTTGCAGTCGCTACAACCGTTAGAGAAGCTGCCGCAAAAAAGAGAAAGGAACTTGAAGCAGAGGGCGTTATTGAATAAATATCCCGATCCTGCACAATTCATTCTTGATTACAACCCTGATTTGCAGTTCAAACTTGTCAGATGTAATGCAACCCATTCAGAACTGGCGTTGAATGACAGCATTCCGAGTTTAGGGCTATTGTCTTCTACTTATGGGGATGAAACACCGATAGAATGGCTAAAGATACAATTTGGCTCATTGAATGACTTTGCAGAAGTTTCAACCAAGATAGCGAAAGAGCAACTTTCTGAACTATCGGAGATATTCCTTTCGGAGTATTATTATATAAATGCCGCTGAAATCAGTTTTTTCATAGCACGGTTTAAGTCAGGGAAGTATGGGCGGTTCTACGGTTCAATAGATCCATTGAAAATAACAAGTGCGATGCTGGACTACGTTTCTGAACGTCGGAAAGATATTGAACGGAAAGAGCGTGAACGATACAGAAACCAACGTGAAAAAGAGATAGAGGAGCGTGGAGATAACAGAATCTCTTATGCTGAGTACATTGAAATCAAGCACCGTGCTGATGCAGGAGATGAGGAAGCTAGAAAAATGCTGATATCACCATGAGAATAACCGTTTACTGGGTAACAAGAAATCCGGATGTTATCGTAAGAATCCGGAAAAAGTTCAATATCCCAAGTTATACTTCCGTGAACTACGAAACAGAATGTGAAATCAAGAATGAAGACTTTCCACTGTTAGAAGAAACAGAACGAAGGGGATTCATTCGAATTAGAAATAAGAATACACGATTATGCAAGGAACAGACAAACTGAATACGATAACCAACATCGTATTTGTCCTCACGGACGTTTTAGAAACCAACCTTCTAGAAATGCAGCAGCAATACAAGAAGGAAGGCTTTGAATTGCGGCACGATTCAAAAAGAAACTTCAACACAGCCATAGCCGCGATAAAGAGATTGAAAAGTGATGTGAATCATTGCAGCGAATCCACTCAGGAAAACTTCGGCAATGATTCTGACATGGTGAACGCCATGTTGCTCACACTGATTGACAGATGCGGTGATGATGACAACCTCGCTTATAAGATGTACGAATACATTAAATCTTTCCCGTCCAAACTGAATCTGGACTTGGATAATGCGTTCAGCCACCTGTTTAAAAAGGAGAAGTTATGAAATCGCAGAAAAATATCTTAAAATCCATTGAAGGTCTGTCCGATATAGAACTATTTGTTATTGATCTCTTTTGTGGCGCCGGTGGCTTATCCGAAGGTGTGGAAGAAGCACGATTGGATGGAAATAGATGTGGAAAGGTTGTTTGCTGTGTGAACCATGACAAGAATGCCATCCTTTCACATGATGCCAATATCCCTGATGCACTTCACTTTATTGAGGATATCCGTACACTGGAACTTTCCCCGATAAGCACTATTGTAGAACGTATCCGCCAGCTATACCCTGATGCCATGATAATGCTTCATGCCTCTTTGGAGTGTACTAACTTCTCGAAAGCCAAAGGCGGTCAGCCGAGAGATGCCGACAGCCGAACGTTGGCAGAACATCTCTTCCGTTATATTGATGTTATAGACCCTGACTACATTCAGATTGAAAATGTAGAAGAGTTTATGTCATGGGGAGATATGGATGAGAATGGGAAACCTATCAGCATGGACAAAGGCCGGCTTTATCAAAAGTGGGTGCGCAATGTCAAGAAGTACGGTTACAACTTTGAGCACCGCATCTTAAATGCTGCCGACTTCGGTGCCTACACCACAAGAAAACGCTTCTTCGGCATCTTTGCTAAAAAGAACTTGCCGATAGTATTCCCAGAACCGACCCACTGTAAAGGTGGTAGGCAAGATATGTTCTCGCGGCTGGAGAAGTGGAAGCCGGTAAAAGATGTGCTTGATTTCTCTGATGAAGGAACTACCATCTTCAGGGAAAAGCCTCTTGCAGAGAAAACGCTTGAACGTATCTATGCCGGACTTATCAAGTTTGTAGCCGGAGGAAAGGATGCCTTCCTCGTAAAGTATAATTCTATGAGCCGTACAGGGAAATATAACGCTCCTGGGATTGACGAACCATGTCCGGTGGTAGCCACGCAAGGCAGACTTGGAGTAGCGCAAGTTTGTTTCCTCTCTAAGCAGTTTAGCGGACACCCCGACAGCAAGAACGTATCAGTGGAAGAACCGGCTGGAGCAATCACTTGTAAAGACCACCACGTTTTTGTATCGGCTTACTATGGGAACGGGCATAATCATTCGGTGGAACTTCCTGCACCTACGGTCACAACGAAGGACAGGATGGCTTTAATTGAAAGCCAATTTATGTGTTCTTATAACTTTAAGGATACAGGAAAGGATATTAACCAGCCTTGTCCTACACTTCTGACGAAAGACAGACTTTCTCTTGTATCTCCGTTTTTTATGAACCAATATTCTGGAGGTGGTCAGGTGTCTGATATAAACTCACCATGCCCCGCTGTTACCACAACACCGAAACAAAACTTAGTAATATGCCAGCCGTGGATAATGAATACTGCATTCTCAAATGTAGGTAGTAGTATAGAGGAACCCTCCCAGACCATTACCGCAAACAGGAAATGGCATTATCTGATGAATCCACAGTTCAACAGTGCTGGCGGCTCTGTTGATAGCCCCTGCTTCACATTAATAGCCCGCATGGATAAGATGCCGCCCTATCTGGTAGCAACAGAAAGCGGTCAGGTAGCGATTGAAATCTACAACAATGATAGTCCTATGACCGTGAAGATAAAGGAGTTCATGGCACTGTATGGCATAGTGGATATTAAAATGCGGATGCTTCGCATTCCGGAACTCAAAAAGATTATGGGATTCCCTGAAGATTATGTTTTAATAGGCACACAAGCTGACCAAAAGAAATTTATCGGGAATGCGGTGGAGGTTACACAAGCGAGAAAAAATACTGAAGCACTTTGTAAAGTATTGAAAAAGTTGAGATTGAAGAAATTAAAAGAAATAGCTTAATGGAAAATGGAAAACTTATATTAGATGCCTGCTGTGGCAGTAGAATGTTTTGGTTTAACAAACATAATCCTCTTGCCTTATTCGTTGATAAGAGATCAGAGATAGTAACAGCCAAGGATAGAGATAAGATCAGAACCATAGAGATAAAACCGGATATAATAGCAGATTTCACCCACTTGCCGTTTGAGGACAATTCTTTCTACATGGTGGTATTTGACCCACCTCATCTAAAAACACTTGGTGAAACCTCATGGATGGCTAAAAAGTACGGAAAACTGCCGAAAGACTGGCAGTCACTAATACACGATGGATTTACTGAGTGTATGCGCGTCTTGAAGCCTAACGGCACGCTTGTATTCAAATGGAACGAGAGTGAAATAAAAACAGTGGATGTATTGTCTGTTATCCCTTTTAAACCTCTATTTGGACATACCACTGGAAGGCAGAGCAAAACAATATGGATGTGCTTTATGAAACTGCCAATTAACGAATAACGGTACGGAAAGGAATAAAATGATAATAGCATGGTTTAGTTGCGGTGTTACATCCGCAGTTGCTTGTAAGATAGCATTGAGCTTGTATAACAAGTCTTTCGGCTACGATTTACTGGTGAGTGGGAATTTTATGTAGAAAGTCCATATAACAAATATAGGGGTAAATTAGAAATTAACGTATAACGGTTTGTAATTGAAAGGTTTTATAAAATAAATGCTTTTGATAAAGATAATAGATGGATTTCTGGAAATAGTATCGTGTTGGCATGGTTTCCTATTCCGTCTTTTGATGAGATATTAAAGAACAACAATAAAAAATGAAAGCAATAACCATAAAACAGCCGTGGGCCTCTTTGATAGTCCATGGTATTAAAGACATTGAGAACCGTACTTGGAGCTGCCCTAAGAAATACTTA